CTTCCTCGCGCTTGATCTCATCTTCCATCATGCGGCTGAGAAGGTCAATCTCGTGTTCCAGTTCCTCGTCGGACATGTCCTTGAGGTTGATGTGGCGCGGGCGACAACCCGTAACATCCTTGTACATCTCCCAAAAGAAACTTTCGTTTTCGTATCGCTTGAATTGAGCCACGGTCGTGACACCCATCTCAGCCCAGAAATCGAGTTCCTCGACATAAAGACCAGTCCAGCGGTTATCGGGATCTTCGGCTACCCAAGCCAGCTTTTCAGCATTGAGGGCAGCCAGGTGTTCAGCAAGGGTCATGGTAGTCTCCGTCATCATATACTATAGATGGGGATGGCAACCCGGAATTTCAAGGGTAGTCTTTGCATACCTGCCATGCATCCAGCGCATAGGCTAAGTCATTGATTTCTCGTCCGGCTAAGTTATTGATATCATTGGGTTCGGTCCAGACAATGGAGGAAGCGGCTGGAGCTGGTGGTTCTGGTCAGATATATCCGTACCAGTCGCTCTCCGGCCGCTTCTCCTGCCCGATCCTACCGAGTTTTAAGCTGAAATGAAGTCGGAGAAGGCGGTGTTGACGTTTCGAGACAATACAACTTCCCGTAGAATAAATGTCGGAGTGAAGCCATCAAAGGCGCCACCACCACTAAGAAACTCGGAATACTCTTCCGCCTCTTCCTCGAATGCAAAAGCTTTGATCAATTGATCGGTCTTATTTTCCATAACACACCAGATGAAATCATCATTAACAGCCAGCGGCATCACATAATAGTTATTCATCTTTCTTTCCCCAGTTGCAGGTGCAGGCTTCAAATTCCATACAAGTCTCATCTATCGGCAAATAATCCCAGTCAGGACAATAGTGACAACTATCGCCAGTCAATAGATGATCATGCCAACGAAAACAATCTTGGGCCCAGACAATGGCAAAGTCTTCCTCTGTCATTTTCTTTGGATCATCTGTACTCAGCTTTTTAAATTTGTGACGCACTTCTATCTTATCATTTGTCATACTTTGAATCCCTTGAATTTGTTTTTCCTATCATCTGGTTTATTTGTAGTGATATGTTTTGTCTGACCGCTATCAACGATATCCATCTGAGCAGAATTTTCTACATCATACAGTTTCATCTTTGCACGATCAATACCCAATACAAATCTCTTATTCATTGTAGGATCATTATATCGGTTCTTCAACTGCTTTACCATAATCTGACCGAGTGCTTGTAGCTCTTCGGTAGATATTAAGGCAAACATGAAGTCAGCCGTTGCAGGTAGACCAAATGATTCGGAAGTATCTTCAAGACCAACATCGGAAGATGTGAAGCCGCTTCTGGTTGTCTGTGTCGCTGAAACAACTGGCACTTCAAATTCCACAGCAAGACCGCGCAACTCTTCTGCGATTGACTTAATGTATGTATATGAATTGATATTGGAACCAGGCTTCACGCGCGAGGACATACAGATGTTAAGATAGTCTACAAAGATGATATCTGGCTTGAACGACTTCTTCAAGTTCAATTCATTCAATAGAGCTTTGAAATGCATTGAGGATGCACCGGCAGTAGGATACTCCTTAACGATCAACTTACCATTTGTTTTAGACTTGATCATACCAGCCTTCTTTTCATACATATCTTTTGATAGAGACATCAAGTCTTCAAAGGTAATGTTCATTAGATTGGCATCGATACGCTTCGCAACTTCTTCTTCGGCCAACTCAAGGGTGATATACAATACATTCTTGCCTTGGTTCAAACACGAAGCAGCAACATGACACATGAACAAAGACTTACCAACACCAGTACCAGCCAGTGCGATATTCAATGTCTTCTTTGGTAGACCATCTTTGGTAATCTTGTTAAAGAATTCGAGATCAAAGGGAATCTTCTCAAGCACACGATGGTAGTAATCATATCGCTTATCGAAATCTTCTAGATAATCGTGACCAACATTTGGATCAAACGATACAGCCAAAGCATCCGAAAGAATAGATGGAATGGCCCCCGTTGTGAGGGAACCATTCTTGTTGTTCATGATTTCGATTGAGGACATGATTGCATGATACAGGGCTTTTTCCTGACAGAACTTTTCAGTGCTATCAACAAGCCAATCAATGTTTGTATCGTCCGTGTTAGAACGAAAGTCATTGATTGTGGTATTGATACTCTTGACCTGATCTTCTTTTAGAGAAGGAAGAGAATCAACTTCAATCTGCAATGCATCATATGTTGGAGCCTTGTTATACTTAAGGACAAAGTCCTTTATCTCCTTGTAGAGAACACGATCCTCTTCTGCTGAAAAGTATTCGTCTTTAATGAATGGCAATACCTTGCGAGTATAGTCATCATTCCTCAACAAATTCCGTAGGATCGTTTTCTCTAATTGCACCATCTAACTCCGCTATATCGATAATCAATGTGTTGAGAATAAGTCCAAGATGTTGTTCGAAGTATTTGTCCTCTCGCAACTTGTCTTCCTTGAATTTACCCGATGAAAGAATTTCGTAGGAAAATCTCAGAGTGGCTGTTTCGTCCACGTTTTCACGAACACCAACATTTGTAAAACGAAATATAACACCTTTATAGGCTTCTGTCAATAGTTCAATTGCAGAAGTATCAGTATTATATACATTACTGAAACGAAAATCGATTCCTAAAATCATGCTGCGTCCTCCGCATCAGACATGACATTAGACTTGCCGTAGAGGAACTCATCCTTACACTTTTCGTCAATCTGATCAAGAATGTCCTGAGTGAAATACTTCTCTGGCTCTTTCAAAATAGCAGATTCGAATACCTTTGTTCCATTAGGAAGTTCGTAACGAGTTGATACCTTCTTGATGATACCAAACTTTTCAGCCAGATCGACAAGACCATAGTATGGATCAAGACCATCAGTATAATCTAGTAGAGTTTCTACCTTCTTATTCTCAATTGTCAGACGAGACTTCTTAAGATTGACAGTGATGATAGCACCGGTTACCTGATTATCTTTATCTTTGTCCTTCTTCTTAGACAAGAACAGAATACCAGAAGCAGCGTATTCTAGACCAGAACCACCACCCATCTTCTTGGTTGGCACATACGAACCAACAACATCATAAACATGATTAGTCACAATGAGAGGAACTTTGGCCTTGCCAAGCTTAAGAGTAAGAACACGGAATGCACCACGAACAAGCTGTGCGCGAGTCATATCGCGTGTGTCTTTACCGTCTGCAATGTCTGCCATTTCTTTATCAGTGGAAAGATTGCCAAGCGAGTCAAGGACAAAGAGCATTGGAGGACGTTCTTTGTTGGCCTTATCTTCAATATACTTGTCAAGGATCTTTACAGCCTGTGTGCGAAATTCCTGGATAGTAGCAACTGGCACGACTGCAACTCGTTTGGTGTCAACGCCTCGATCTGCCAACATCTGCTTAGATATTGCGGATTCTGATTCAAAGTAGAATACGAATCCTGTCGCGTTGTCTCTGAGGAATTGTCGGACAATGTTAATCGCATAAAAGGTCTTTCCGGTTGAAGGTTCACCTGCAAGTGCGGTAACCTTGTTAGCAGGGAGGCCGCCATATATACTACCAGAAAGCAAAGCATTGAGGCTATAGCTGCCGGTACCAATGAACCCAGTAACATCACCAGCTTCAACGCCATCTTCTGCAATTCCTGCATACTCATTATCAATCTCCTTTAATAGGGAGTTAAACATATTACTCATATTGATTCTCCAATATTATGATTATCGTCAAGATTCTCCTTGACGCCGTATTTAGCAGCGAACGATATCTTCTTCGCTGCATATCTCACCCATTTGAACTTCTATGGCCACAAGAGTTTCATGTAGGTGAGTATTCGTAATCTTATGTAAAGACATTCGAGGAACGTGAAATGATTCGCCCTTGCTAACAGTAAAGATATTACCATCAACGATAACCTTGCCTTCACCCTGCACAATCGTCCAATGCTCAGAGCGATGATTGTGATATTGTAGTGAAATGGCTTGATCAGGAAGAATGTGTAGACGCTTGACCTTGTAACCTTGATCTACATCAAGAACATGCCATTCGCCCCACGGGCGCTTCACCGATTCATATATCATTGGTTGATTCCTATCATTCGATTCATCGTAATTAGCCATTTTTTTCCAACTCTTCCATATCTAAAAACTCTATTCGCCTTGATCTACTCATCGATATGTTGAATGCTAATAGGAGCAATACCGCTAAAGGATCAAACACAAATATGAGAATTATTATAACAAATCTGACGGCTTTGTCAAGCAATTGTTGGTCATCTGACCCATAGATAAGTTCAGCAACATATTTTAGTGGGCCAACTTCCGCTTCAATCTTCTTTTGATTGGATTGTAGCTTGATTCTATCAGCCTTTAATTTACCGATCTTATCAATCTCGGTTCTCTTTTCATCCACAAGAGTTTGTCTTGTTTCTTTCTGTTGCTTTGCCGCTTGTAGGGAAGATTTAGTCTGCCCCTTTTCAATCATCTTTGAAATGGAATCATCTATGACCTTTATCTGTTTATCCAAATCTGCGATGCGTTCCTCTTGGAACTTTATATCGTTATCGACAATTTCGATTTGATCACTTACACCAGTGTTCATTGTTAGTGTCTGTTCTATGTGCGCTCTTGATAAAAAGCCAAAGATTCCCATGCTTGTTATCAGCATGAGAACCACTATTGCTATTGTGAGATATGACTTGATTAGAAACGGTGTTTGTTTCCAGTTATTGTATAGCCATGATACTGCGACGAGTTTGCCAAATTCAAGTGAAGTGCCCATAATGACCACGGGCCAAAATGCTCCTGCAAAGATTGCAGTAAGACCTATGATTGAGTAATAGGCAGCAACGCCTGATATGATTAGTCCTGTAAGAAAGACCAGATAGTTTAAGAAATGTTGTTTCATCTCTTATTTATGAGAAGAAGTCCTCTAATGAACTGACCTGTTCTGTCTTCCAACCAATGCTATCAAGGATGATCTTCAATGGTTCCACAAAAGACTTCTCGAATTGTGTGTCATGGTCGATATACGATTTCAATTCAAATTCATCTGGCAGCGATTGCGGGAAAGCAATCACATTCGAATGAAGAGGATTTGGTTCTTTCAAGAAGAGGAACTTGATCTTCTCGCCTTCTTTTATAAGAGGCAACTTCTTGTCTAGATTATTGATAACGACAAAGGCATTATACAGCAATGAACCCCTCACATGAATTGGACAACCTTTGCCATACACCATGTCCACATCTGAAAACTTTGCAAGACCATTCACACCGCGAGGGAATGAAATGTCAGCAATAGCTTGATGACGGAATTCTTGACGCCAAGTCTCGACCATGCTGATCATATCGTCCTCAGTCTTGTTGAGAACAACATCGATTGCTTCCCAAAGGATCTTACGACAATAAGATGGAGTAGAAGACTTGATCATTTCAAGACCCATGATCTTTACTTTAGGATGAGTATACTCAACACCTTCGTTGTTATACACATTCAGAATGTAACGCTTCTTGGCTGTCCAGAT